GGTTCATGTCGTATGAACTCAGCCTCTTCATTCATCATCTTCAAACCACAGGGCTTTTGTTGCCTCCTCGAATATGTCCACAACCTTGGCTAATTCGTCAGCTATCATAGCTAGTACCTCATTGGGATACTTCGCCTTGTCAGCTACCATCCTATAAGCCATAGTCTGATAGTCAACAAAGTCTGCTACCTCACACTCGTCAACGTAGACAGAGACACGAACACCTTCAGCATCCAGTTCTACATTGACATCAACCTCAGATACAATCTCCTCACTGATGTCTATGATGCTCATGCTGCGCCTCCTCCCGTTCTTTCGCAACTTTAGCTAGTAGAAGACCCCTGTTCCTGGGTGTATACTCTTTTAGCATATGATGAATAAGGTCATCCTTACTCCAATATTTTTCTAAGTGTTCTACTAAAGGCGCTGTATCGAAGACTCCAAAGTAAGGCTCATACCCATAATGAATAAGAAACTCTTTCTTTGTTATTTTATAACCCTGCTTAATTCTCTTTTCAATTCTTTCGACTGCCTCAATAGCATCTAAGGCTCGCTGTTCATAACCGTCTGATATGTCACCCATCTAACCACTCCTCAGGTATAGTTGCTTCTGCCCATACAAAACCATTACGGTCTGCCCATTCTGCACAGGTCATCTTAGACCCATCCTTCCTCTTCTTGGCACCCTGTATTGTAGACGCAGCGTTCTGGAATACGAACCGAATGTCCAACTCTGGATGCTGTGCCTTAACAGCCTTCATCTTTCGTTGTGCATCCTGTCTGAAGTATCCCTTCAGTTCTACATACATAGTACCAAGCAAGAGGTCAGGAATATAGAAGCGTTCCACAGTATATGATACCTTGTCTGGTTCATACTGATATGAAACGCCTCTATCTTTTAAGTCACCAATGACCCTTTCCTCAAAAGTCCCCTTCGGCATCGTCAACTAACTCATCCTGAAAGACATCTGAGTTATCATCCTTGCGAATAGCAGAGGTTACAAACCCATCCTCTTCATCGAAGATAGATGAGGTAGTGTTACCATATTCAACAAGGTTAATAATCTGCACAGCCTTCAGGCGTAGCGTGACACCTACCTGTTTAGTGGACTGCATCATGTATGATACAGGTTCAACAGCTACCTTAACTAGTGATCCATTACCTATTAACTGAGAGCCATCAAGAGGAGTACGCTTTGCATCTACTACTGCTGGCCTCTGTTCATACACTCGTCCATCACGAGACTTGATACGTGCCTTCATCTTAGTCTTGAACAGGACATTACCTGTTGGATTACCAGTCTCATCAGTCTCATCTTCAAACGGTGTACGTGTGGACAGGACATTCTTAAGTTTAGGTTGTTCCTTGACAACTTCTGCTAACTTAGCTTGCGCCATGTTCTCAAGTTGTTCACACACGTCTGCTGCTTCTGTCTCAGGTACGACTACCTGAATACTATACTCTCCCTCTGGTACATAACGAGTGTCTGGTTCAAACACTTTAGTCCAGAGTGCATTGCCTTTTATAACGAGCATATAAGTTCTCCAATCGCTTCGTTGTGATAATGCTTGGTTGTAACTTTAGAAATCTACGCAAAGAAATATTCTGACTCCAGTACGCTAGACAAATCTAAGTTACCCTTGCTCGGTGGGAGTGGTACATCTTTGGTACCAAGAGTTAGCATAGCATGTTGTCGTAGTTCCTCCAACACGTCATGCTCTTCATACATATTTACAAACTCCTCTCTTAGAATTTCTGACATGGCTAACATGTTAGACGAGTGTGTCCCGTAGCTATCATGTACCATAGCGAAGTCTTGTATGCCTGCCTTGACTGCCGTGTTAATAGTCTTAGTCATGGCTGCTGCATCCAGTGAGTGTATAAAGTTAGGGCTACTACCCAGCCCAGTCCTCTGTCTGTGTACGCTACTGGTCTTCTCCTGTGGAAAGGATAGGGATACAACCTGACCAGAGATGTGTGTCTTGATACGGTTCTGTGACATCTCGTGGTACTGTTGTAGCACTAGCCATCCTGTTGGTGTTACCCATTCCATGTGCTTCTTGTGGTCTGCATACATATCTGCAATACCTTTTACATAGTCCATCACCTGCCTTGCGGATTGAATGACGCCAGCTATAGAAGTCCAGACATGTCCTGCTAGGTAGGATGAGGCATCGAACAAGTCCTCACCAAACGGATTGGGTGCCCCTTCCTTTATCTTCTCTCGCATTGCCTCCTCTATATATGTCCTACAGGAGTGACGAGTACCAGAGTAGGGGACAATCATAACAGGACGCTTCGCTAGTTTCCTGTCTATACCAAATGCTAGGCAGTCCCTAGCTAGCTGGCTGTCGTCCTGTTGTACACGCTTGATAGTCTCCTCTGCTACCTGAGTGTATATATCCTGGGGTAAGTCAGAGGGTAGAAGGTTAGTAGCCTTACCTCCACGCTCGTCCCTGAGTATAGCTGACAGGTGTTGCAGTCCGTTGCAGCTACCATCAACAGACACAGGTAGGCGTGTCTCAAATCCCCAGCCCTGCTTGTTGAGTGCTGACATCTCGTGACACCATGCAAGAAACTGAAATGGTTTGTCTGCCTCAAGCCATGCCTGATTGTCATACGGGTTCTCAACAATACGGTGTGCCTCATCAGAGTAGTTCCAGGCCCACTGTTCCCTGTCATTCAGGCTTATCTTGTCGTTACCATAGAGATTAGCACCATGAATACACAGCCACCGAGCATCCTCCCAGTTATTGATAGCCATTGGATAGCCAAACTCTAGCATAGCCTTTGACCAGTCAGCAGACTGAGGTGAGAGAAAGGTGCTGCTTGCATACTTGCGGGAACGAAAGTCGTTCTGCCACACGTAGTAGAACTTATCATACTTAGCGTACTGTTCTGCTACCTGTAGTGTTCTCTCTACCTGTATGCGCTTGCTCACACTGCGATTGTTTTCGGAGTAGACTAGGTTACGCTTGCGTGACCAGTTGCGAAACTCCTCCCTCTCATCCTCAGTCATCTCTTCCTTACCCTTCTCGAAAGGGTAGGGTGGTAGTGGTATGTCATCCTTGGCAGGCAGCTTACCCCACTCCTGTCCATTGTCCCACAGGTTACGTATAACCTCTAGTACTTTCCTGTTAATCCTCCACTCAGTCTCCTGTAAGGCGTTAAGACAGGCATACTCTTCCGTCAGGTCTTGTCGTGCCAGTCTATTCAGTAGTTTCTGTAAATTCATTTGCGCCTCACTATTGGAAGTTCATCTATGACATGACCATGATAGCCACCACCACGTACAGAAGTCCACTGCTTAGGTGGTATTACACATGGTAGGTAGCGTGGTCTTGATGTCTCCATGTATGTATTAAAAGCGTTTACCCAATCCTCAGTTCCCTCCGTTGGTTTGACATAGGTAGCTCTGCGTTTTCGTTCCGTCTGTTGTGTGTCTAGTTTTACTAGTCCTGTAGTCTGGATGATAATGTCTACCATCTTGAAGCCTACATGCACACGCTCTGACTTCTCCCATTCTGTGTACTGGTATCCATCCTTGTTCATCTTGTGTGTAAGACCGTAGCGTCTAGCACCATAAGCCTTCTTCATAGCCTCACGTATGACGTTGTGTGCTACACTACCCTCAGTGTGTATCCACCTGTCTAGCCTGTCCTGTATCTCAATGTTACCTCCTATGTTACGTGCTACATAGAGTAGTGTGTTCTTCCTACTCAGGCTGTCTACTAGGGAGACTAGTGACAGGTATGCTACCTGTTCTATGTCCATACCATTGAGACGTTTCCATGCTATGTCTCTCGACTTGTTTGTTGGATTGTCTAGCCACTCCTTTATACCCTGTCTAACAGTGTCCACTAGCTGTGCTATGATAGCCCTGCCGTGTACTGTGTGTGATTCCCTACCAGCCTGGATTGACCTGTCTCTAGCCTTCCTAAACCTACGTACACCTCCTGTTAGCATGTCAGTCTCAAGCTCAAGTTGATGTTCAATCAGGGCTTGGTCAGTTTCTAAAGTTACAACCATGCTAGTACCCCCTGTAACATTAACTATAACTTATAGTTATAGATAGTTAAAGATTACTCCTATGCTCAGGACCAGTACAGTTCCTAGCATGACTACTAGTTGTATACCAATTACATTCTCGTAGTCTCTGTCTAGAAACATGACA